GTTGAAGGGATACAATGTGTAAACTATCGTCTTGGTCATGATGATGACCGACAACGTTCGAACTATCTTGACATCAACGAAAACGGTCACTGTAGTAATAGGAAATCAAAAATTGTCTATGATTGAAACTATTGGTTATTGCTTCGCACCATTTTTGTGCCTAACACTCTTGACAACATTTGTTGTTTGGTATGTAAAGGACAATTCTAAATGATTGAGTTTGATTATACATTAGATTTTGATAACATTGATTATCGTGAAAATCCAGAAATGTATATCATCGGTCGAGGAGAACAAGGAGTATTGCTCTGTGAACCATACAAATCTGAAATCTGTAAACACTGGCGATTCCGCACGCCCCAAATCGCGTTCGACTCGGCAAATCGAATTTACGCTATGTTTAATGACTATCTTATTCGGGATGAGTTTGTTGGGGCTGATATGGCACGCAAGTTCCTTATGATGGGATGGACACGAGCAAGGCGATACGCCAATCATCGTAGTGGGAAGAAGTACGACGATAAAGGCAGAATCAAACCGCAAGAGTCTGATCATTGGACTTGCGATAAGGCAGAGTCGGCACGAATCTTTAAGCGTGTTTATGATTCCGCAAGAACAAACAAAACTTACAGAACAATGGTTCGTGAGTGGAGAAAAAAAGAAGAACTACGCGCCGTGGGAGGAACTGGCATTTCTCAGTGCGACTTATAATCGTGCAAACTTGGTTCGATTCCAAGACGGCGTATTTAGAGCATAAATACCTTTGATGAAAAGCCACTCAGTCAGATAATCTATATCTATTGCTTGACACGACTTGTTTTTCTGTTATACTTTTAGTATGAATATTTTTGCTATTGACAAAGACCCTATTGTTTCTGCTCAGTCTATGTGTGACAAGCACATCGTCAAAATGATTCTTGAGGCTGGGCAGATGCTCTCTACATCTCATCGCTATCTTGATGGTGATCTTTACTTTGAAATGAGTAAAGGTGCTAAGCCAAGAAAGATCAAAAGATGGCGTCTAAATGATGATCGTGAAGACGTATTATGGAAAGCAACCTTTCTACATCACCCGTGTACCGTGTGGACATTTGAAACATCTGAGAACTATTCTTGGCATCAGAAACACGCAAAAGCGTTGTGTGAAGAATACACATATCGTTATGGCAAAAGACACAGTGCAGAAAATCTCATTGACAGACTAGAGCAGTTGCCTTACAATATCAAACAAGGTAAACTTACAAGATTTGCTGTTGCGATGCCCGAAGAATACAAAGTTGAAGACGCCGTTGAATCATATCGAAACTATTACAACGGCGCGAAATCCTATTTTGCAAAATGGACCAAGAGAGATGTTCCTTCTTGGTACACTGGAGTATTTAAAAATGCCGACGTATGATTATTGTTGTGGTTCATGTGACTACACATCTGAAGAGCAATTGCTAATTAAAGATCGAAACAAACCCACAAAAAAACCATGCCCCAAGTGTGGTAAAAAAGATATCAGAAAAATGGTTGGTGCACCTGGTATTGGTGATGCTGTTTCTCTGGGTCGAAAAAAGATTGACAACGGCTTTCGTGATGTCTTGTCAAAGATCGAAGAAAAGACAGGACAAAAAGTGCAAAGGAAATTTGACTAATGTTTGAACATGTGAGCGTAGAACTTCCAGAAAGAAAAGTACGCACCGATGAAAGCACAGGTAAGCGATACTACATCATTGATGGTGTTGATGTACATTACCCGTCAGTGACTACAGTTGTCAATCACGAGAACGAAGAGTTTTTTGCTGAGTGGCGAAAGAATCCTGAGAACGCAAAGATGGCTGCTCAGGCTGCTGCACGAGGCAACAAGTATCACAATCTAGTTGAAGACTACCTAAACAACAAGAAGATCGAGAGTATTCCTCTTTTCGAGTCATCTAAATTCAAACTCGACAAGATCGACAAAATTCGAGCCCTTGAAGTTCCTCTTTGGGGTGATGTCTTAGAATTGATTCGTGAAAACTATGGATTGAATGTTAAAGGCAACTTCGGTGTTGCTGGTCGTGTTGACTGTATCGCAGAGTACGAGGGTCAACTCGCAGTCATTGACTTCAAGACAGCAAAGCGTCCAAAGAACGTAGAAGACATCGAGGGCTACTTGATGCAGGCAACATGCTACTCTCTTCTCTGGGAAGGACTTACAGGAGAAAAGATTCACGATGGTGTTATCATCATGGCTTGTGATGATCTCTCTTGCTCTGTTTACAAATTTAGAACCAAAAAACTAAACCGTCTAAATCGGTTAGTAGATATTATTAATACATATCAAGAAAAATACGGGAGACAAAATGGGATCAATATTCACAGTTAATACAAAAGACTTTTCAAAAAAGGTCGAAGATTGTGTGAAGAAAACTAAAATGACATACATGGATGCTGTGCTACATATTTGTAATGAGCATGAGATTGAGCCTGAAACAGTGAAGAAGTTTCTTACAAAACCAATCAAGGAGAAGATTGAAAATGAAGCAAGAAATCTCAACATGTTGCCAAAGAAAACGGAACTGCCTTTTAAATGAGTGTCAAAGTGAAAGGGTTTGAAGTTTACACTTTGTACGTTGCCATGAAGGCACACTTCAAAACAAAGTCGTACGACTTCGTGAAATTTGGTGGTAAGATTCGTAGTCGTGTTTCAACTTATGAAAATCGAAAAGACAAATACTACTTCGAGAAGTTGGCGAAGAAATACAGCGAAAACGAAATCAAAGAAATCTTACTTTCAAATATTGTAGAGAATGAAGACCTTTGGATCGGTGACGCATTTGATACCGATGCTGAAGACACATGGAAGAAATGGAGATCAAAAAAGGATTCACTCGAAAGAGTTTTCAACAGCGAGTTTAATTCCATTTGCGAGTTTGTTGAAGAAAACAATATGAAGTTTGATGAGTTCTTTCAATCAAACAATGGTGACCATCCTGAGGTACTAAAATGGTATCTACGCAAAGATGTTTCGGTTGAAACCTTTTTGATTCTCGATTCACTTATGAGTTTTGTTTTGCGTTTGAATTCTGATCTGAAAGATGATGTGGTCTGGAAAGAACACTCACAGAAAATCATCAAGTACCGTTCATTCTTCTCAACCGATACAAAACGTTTTCGCAAAAAAGCCTTGGATATTCTCAAAAAATATGAGATCCAGAAATAAATAATAGTATACTAAAGCACATACGAAAATATACAGCAAATACAAGGAGAAAAAATTATGTCGTATGCAGATTACAAAAACAGAAAGAAGAAAAATCTTGGCAATCTTCAGAAAGAACTGGAGAAGATCAACACCAAGACCACCAAATCGTATGAAGATGATCGCTATTGGAAACTCTCTTGTGACAAGTCGGGTAATGGTTACGCAATCATTCGTTTCCTTCCTGCTTGTGGCAACGAAGACATTCCTTGGGTTCAAATCTTCAGCCATTCTTTTCAAGGACCAGGCGGCTGGTATATTGAAAAGTCTTTGACCACTCTCGGTCAAAAAGATCCTGTCTCCGAAGCAAACACACTTCTTTGGAACAGCGGCATCGAAAGTGATAAGAAGATCGCTCGTGATCGAAAGCGTAAACTTCGCTATGTCTCAAACATTCTTGTTGTCAAAGATCCTGCAAACCCTGACAATGAGGGTAAAGTGTTCTTGTTTGAGTATGGTAAGAAGATTCACGACAAGATCATTGAAAAGTTGTCGCCACCCGAAGTTCCTGACGGATTCACTCCTGAAGATCCTGTCAATGTGTTTGAATTCGAAGACGGGGCAAACTTTATGCTTCAAGCAGCCCAAGTCTCTGGCTATCGAAACTATGACAAGTCTAAGTTTGATAACCAATCTTCGTTGTTTGATGGTGAAGATTCTAAACTCGAAAAAGTCTACAACTCTTTGCATTCACTCCAAGAACTGATTGCACCGAGTGAGTTTAAGACCTATGAAGAACTCAAAGCAAAGTTTGACAAAGTTGTTCATGGCGTAACGACTACCTCGTCGGCTGAGACTGCTCAAGAAGAAGACGTAGATCTTGCTGAAAAGATGTTTGGCTCTAAGTCTAGCGTCACTGAAGACGTTGAACAGACGATCAGCACAGGCTCTGATGAGAGCGAAACAACCGAGACGGTTGAGCAAGATGATGCTCTGTCCTACTTCGAGAAACTTTCTCAAGAAGACTAAAAAGACCTTCTTTCTTCTTAGGGGATCGGCCTAGCCGGTCCCCTTTTTTTATACTCGCCCAACCCGATGAGAGTTGTGGAGCATATGAGAAATGGTCGAGTCTTGAACTCTTGCTGGTGGTGCTGCGATAATTGGAACTCTGTTTCCTCCACCAGCATTTGCATTGACTTGTGTTTGTGGTGCAACAACATTCACTGCGGGCGAAGCACCAAGAGCAAAGTTTTCATTGCTGAGATTATTAACTAATGCACCAATGTTGCTCGCAGGACCAAGATACTTGTTGAAGACAGAATCTAAACTTGGTTTCAAATACTGATCACCGAAAGAACGGAGAGGTAGAATTGCTTCTGCCTGATTGTTCTCTGCAACTCTCGCTATCATACCTTGTGGTGAACCACTGACAATACCACCCTCTGCAAACTCTGGTACTTTGAGGCCTCTAAAGAAGTTAATGGTGCTTTCTGCGAGTCCATCTGGTATCAAAAGATCACCAACTGTAGTGCTGTTCAAATACTCAACGGTTGATGCGATTCCGCCCGTGATAAGATCAAACAGAGCAGCCACTGGTCTTGTAAACAAATCGACGATATCAAACTCACCAGTGAACAGGTTGTAGATGAGATCAAACGGTGCGGTAATTGCAGTCATAATTCCATCTGTGAAACTTTTCAGATAGTCGAAGTCAATCAAACCAAAAGTCAAGAAGTTGAGAAGACCTGCAAACGCACCACTAATACTTCCCTTTATCTTATCAACAATAGTTCCTTCTGTGTTCACGAAGCCACTGATGGCACCACTAATGATATCAATTGCACCTAAAACAATGTTGAGTGGTAAGAAAAGTTTAGAGAGAAACTTGAACACAACAGGTAGAAGTTTTGTGAGTGGACGAAGTATTGTGCTTGCAACTTTGATAATTGGTTTGATTGCTTTCATAATCGGGCCAAAGAATTTACCGACACCAGCAAAAACTTTTCCTATTTGCCCAACTGTCTTACCAATAAACTCAACAATCTTGACACCAAAAGAAGATCTGAATGCTTTGATTATTGGTCCAAAAATTGTTGCTTGTACGACGGCCGCGAAGTTTTCACCAAACGCAAAAACACCACCAGCAAGAGCAGCAAAGCCAAGTGCGAGATTTTTGAGAAACCCGCTACCAACACCTTCTTTGATTGACTCAGAAATACTCTGACCAAACTTTTGCAACGAGTCGCCAATACCACTAAACATACTGAGAAGTTTCTTTTGCTCTCTTTGTTCTTCTCTTCTGTTTTCAGCCTCTTTGATGTTGTTTTTCTTTTGACCATCAATGAGTTCCTCGTTGCTTTCTTTGATGCTGTCTTTGATTTCTTCCAGATCTTGTGAATTGTCACTACCCAATGACTTTGTATTTTCTTTCAAAGCCTTGACCAGTTCTTCCATGACCTTTATTGTTTTTGGATCGTCAACCATTTTTCCTACTCTTTAGTTCTTTGTTTTGTTTTTCCACATGATGTATAAGTTGCTGCATGTAGATTTGCCTTTCCCAAGGAATCATGTTTTCTATATCGGTCAAAGAGTAATTGAAATGGGTCATCATGTTAAAGTTCCAGATATAGTGATTCTTCAAGTTATCATGGAAAAGGCATATCAAAAAAAATCATAGATGTTGTTGAATACTACTTTTTCCTTTTTCTTTGTTTTTGGATCTTCATATACAACTTCGTGATACAGTTTTGGTAACGCTTCGAAATAATCTGTCAGTAGTTTAAACTGAGATTGTGTTAGACTTTCGAGAAACTGCTTGAGTTCTGTTTTGGTAAAGTCTTTCGAAGAGTACACTCCGTTCTCATCATAAATGGACTCAACACACTCAGATAGGATATCGAATAGTTTTTCTGTCTCGTCTTCGCCGACCACCTTCGACACAGAGAATGTTGGGCTTTTGAGTTTTATACCAATCTTGTCGGTCAGTTTAATGTCAGACTTGACTCTTTTCTTTTTGATTCCAATTGATGTGAGATCAACTTTTAGTTTCACTTTCTCGCCAGACTTCAACTCACGAATCAACTCTACAACTTCACCGACAGATCTGGCTCTTAGTTGCAGAAACAAATACTCAACATCAACTAGGGGTAACTCATCGATGTTTATGTCTTCTTCTACACAGTTAGTCACAACTGTACGAAGAGAGTTTAGAATCTCGCTTTGATTTTTTGACTCACTGGCAATGAGAAGAATCTTTTCTTCTTTCACCAAGAATGGACGAAATGTAATTTTCTTTTCTGATATAGGTAATGTCAAATCATATTTGGGTGTCGCAACAACCGGTAAAGGCATAATCTACTCCTTATTCAATCTCTTCAAGTCGGCCTCTTCGCTGTCCTGTTAGTATATTTGTAAGTGAACTCACAACATCAATTCTTGATTGTGAACCTGGTTCAAAAGCAATCGGTGAGTTTCCATTGAAGATTGCGGAAAGACTCTTGATTGGTTCTAAAGCACCAAAAGACAATCTTCCGTCTTCGACAATTCTTGTAATGGTTGATGGGTTAATCAGACCACTAAAGATGTTGTTCTGAATAACTTCAAAGGTGTTCTTTGGATCACCGAAAGCAAGTGTTTCGTGAAAAGCAAATGTGATTGATTGCCTGATCATTTCTTTCGAACTGTGATCAAGAGAAATGTCGCCGATAGTTTCTGGGTAAACACCTGTCACAACCGAGTTAAAGATTTCACGATCTTCTTGGTCGTAAATACGAATGATAGCAACCGCTGTGTAATCATCGTAATACTTCACTTTGTTTGATCTTTTGTTTATGATGTTGTTGTGCCATGACTCAAACACGAGTCTTTCAAACATGTCTTCGCCTACACGAAAGGTGGCTTCGAATGTGTTTGTGTAGTTTTTTGTGTATGGCATCTTCTTGATTGGGCCATGTATTTTTGCTTCAGCAGTCGAAATGCCTTGACCTGGCATCGACACATTTTCGCATGTGATGTAGAAGCGAAGGTTTCTACCTGCTGTGAACAACAAGTCACCGTTCTCGAATGGACCACCGATGAATTCAATTGAAAATCGATTTGCTGAACTGTAACTAAAGTTGCCAACATTTGCGATTACATCGCTGATAAAAAACTTAGGCATTCTTTGTGCTTTCTCTGTGAACCACAGATTCTCTTTCTTTCTTGAATCTCGCCAGCGGCAGTGCTGATGCAATTTCCCACTCTGTAGCAGGAATCTCAACGATCTGAGACTTTACATGACGAGACAAGTATCGCTTAATACATGGCTTGACGCCTCTATATTTAGCAAAATTCATTATGGTTTTGTATCTCACACGAGCCAGACTCTTGTCTGTCGGGGGATTCTTTGTCAGCAGTTTCATAAACTTCGAGAGAAGATTCATTCTGAGTTTGATTGGCAAGTAGTGTAGGTTGACACCCAAGAAACCGTCTTTGTAGATTTCTAAAATGATCACCATCGGAAAGGTGTCATAGTAGGGAAGTTTCTTTTTCGTTTTGGGGTCGTAATTGAAGAAGTACATCTTGCCCCGAATCTGTGCGGCAGATGCTTTACCTTTTCTCACTTGAGAAGCCAAAACTCTTTTCGAAATGGGCTTTCTCTTCAGACTTTGAATCTTGTCTACGATCCATTTACGAGCCTTCGTCTTGCTTGTAAACCCCTCGGCTTCAAGTTCCTTTTGAATATTTCCAATTACATTTTCTCTTTTTTCAACCATTTATGTGATCTTCTGTTAGAATCAGAAACTCCCAGCCTTTTTTAGTGCAGACCTTTTTTGCAGCCTCCCACTTAGCATTATTTATGCCCCATGTCTGAACTTCAGAGACATACCTCTTTGTTATCTTCTTTTGCTTTGTTGGTGGCTTTGTATACTTCTTTGGCTTGATTTCGATAAGTTTTTCTACGATCTTACCGTCTTTGTTTTTCTGTCGTATCCAAAAGTCAACAAAGTATCGATGAAAGCGATTGTCTATGGGTGATTTGTATGGTATTATCACCTCTTCAGATGACCATTCGAGTATGTTTGAGTTGCTATCACACAACTTCATAAACTTTCTTTCCCACAATGATCTGTAAACAATGTTGCTCGCATCACCCTTATACTTGCCAGGGTTGTTTGGTTTGAATATTCCTCTGTATGCCATGGTATAAATATGTATGTTCAGAGGAATAACGATGAGTGAAGAAAGAGATCGTTCTGTATTAGAAAGTTTCAATACAGACTCGCCAATCACACAATTAGAGTACCCACGAAGAGGGTTGGGCTTTGATGATGTTGGTCTTGGTCACCACATGATCTTTGATATTTTCGAGATCGAGGGTTTGTGCTTCGAGACACTGAATCAGTCGTTCTCGTCAGCAGAGCAGGTTTCAACATCTGAAACAGAGAACACACCGATTCTAGATGGCATCTCAACAGAAGATGCTATTTCAACGTCAAACAATACGGGTCTTGCTGGTATTGCAAACAACATCACAGACGGTGGCTCTCTTCGCAATCTTTCGTCTTGGCTATCGACAAACTTTCAAAACTTCAAAGGCCTATCTCAAGAATCGTCTAGAATTCAAGAAGAGGGAAAGAAACTCAAAGGTAGTATTGCGTTGTATGTGCCAGAAGCAGTAAATGTTTCTTATGGTCTAGACTGGCAGATGAGTGATGACATGGTTGGTGTTGCACTTCTCGAAGATGTTTTCAAACTTATTCAATCATCTGGTGGTGGCTCTACAGAAAAAATTGCAAAGTCTATTGGTGAACAAATCGCAATTCAGGCTGCACCGAATGTTATTGATTCAATCGGAAGTCTTGTTGGGGTAAACTTTGGTGGTCAGGCCGCAGTTGAATCGCTCACAAGAAAAGTTCGAAACCCACATATCGCATTCTTGTTCAAGGGTGTGAATCAGAGATCTTTTACCTTTGAGTTTAATTTTACACCTCAGAATTTTGAGGAAGCAAAAGACACATACAACATTATCAAGATGTTCAAAAAGCATGCTATGCCTGAACTTGATGATAGCAAGAGATTTTTGAGTTACCCTTCACTCTTTGAGATTACATACTTCTCACAGTTAGGTGTGCAAAACAAATTTGTGAACAAACTAAAGCCTTGTGTAATCACAGCCATCAATGTTGACTATTCTGGTGGTGGAACATACTCAACATTTGAAGATTCAAGTTTCATTGACATTGATGGTAAAACAGTAGACGGTGCGCCACCAACAAACGTAAAACTTTCTCTTACGTTCTCAGAGACCAGTCTTCTCACCAGAGGCGACATTGACGAGGGCTATTGATGTCATACTTTCGTAAAAACTTTCCAAAGACTGCTTATGACATGTTTGGTGACAAGAAGTATCGCCAAGCAGTTGATATTGTAAAAAGTTTCACCTTGTCAGATCAAGTCAAGCAAGAAGGTACAGTCTTCTTCAACTACATCGTGAAAGACAGTGATCGTCCAGACACGATTGCTGAAAAACTTTACGGTAGACCAGACTTGCATTGGATTGTTCTTTTCGCAAACGACATTCAAAACATTTATACTGAATGGCCAAAAGATCAAACAGAACTTGAAAGTTTGGTCACGAAGAAGTATCCTGGAAAATCATTGTTTGTTTCTCCTGTAAATACAAATATTCCAAAACAAACATACGCAGTTGGTAGTCATGTTACAGGTCCTTACAACAGTACAACTGGCGTGACAGCACAGGCAAAAATTATCGAATGGGATATAAACTTCGACGAAATGGTGATCGACACAATTACAGGGTCATTTGCAGGCAACGATGTCATTGAGGTTATTTCAACCGAAGGTTTCTTGAGAAGCGAGACAGTCAATAAGGTTGTGAACAACACAGAGGCGATACATCACTTTGTAGACTCATCTGGTAATTATCAAGATCCCTTTGGTTCTACAACAGTAGCAGGAACAAGTTTAGATTTGGTAGAAGGCTACAAAAAGAACACTCTTCAAGAAGCGTATAATGTTCGAACAAATCGTGAACACGAAGAAGACCTGAACGAAGACAAGAGAAAGGTAAAACTGATAAAGAGTTCTTTCATTGAGCCAATTCTAAAAGATTTGGATAGTTTGTTTAGATGACAACAAAAACAAAAAATGCATTAGTAAGACCAGGTGAAATCGAAATCGGCAGCGTTCGGCTGATTTGCGATAATGGTTTTTCTGTTGATTTAAAAGAAATAATGGGTGAACTAACAATCAATGAAGATTTATATTCACCTTTTATCTATGGTGAAGTTACCATTGTCGATACACTTTCACTTATAAAAAATGCTCCCATTATTGGTGGCGAAGAAAGTCTATTGATCGAGTTTAATATTCCTTGCACCGAACCAGTCAAGCAAATTTATCGAGTCTACAAGGTAAAAGATCGTTCAAGATTAGACAGAGACAGCACAGAAATATTTACTCTTTGCTTTGCCTCACCTGAACTTGAGAAAAACAACGACATCGAAATAACAAGAACCTTTAGTGGTAAGTATTCTGAAATTGCAAAAATTCTTTATTCTGAGTATCTTTCGATACCAGAAGTCACACCACCTATGAATGTTACTGAGAGTGCCAATCAGATTACATTCTCAACGAACAGATGGACACCAATTGAAACATTCAATTACATGGCAAACAGAGCCATATCAAATAGCAATCAAAGTGAGATGGGGTTTCTTTTCTTCCGAAGGTTAGACTCATATAACTTCGTAAACATCTACGATCAGTTCGAACAAGAGCCTATTGTAATCTATCGAAGAATAAATCGATCCTTGGCTTTGCCAGAAAACAAATATGATTTGTTGATCGACCAATTCAACATTGAAGATTTTACAATCATTAACACATACGACTCCATTCAAAATCGTTTGGATGGTGGTTATGATTCTACTACAACATCATACGACATCACATCAAAGCAGGTGCAAGAAAGTTATCACTCATACACTGATGACTTTTCTCAAACAAGAAGTATTGAACCTTTTCCATTGATTTCAGACTTCAGACAAAATACAGACACAACAGAGCAGCCAAGAAAATCTAGACAGATTCGAATCTTAGATCAAAGAGCATCGTACTCGTTTGATGGTGTTGAGGATAATCTATACGGAACAATATCGGAAAAAACAAATGAAGAATCAGACTACCGCGAAACTGGTTCTTCACCTGAAAAATCGATTAGCCAGTTATCAGCAGATTCAATTCCTATGTCTAGTGATATTGTTTCTCCATTCAACTCACCATCTTCAGAGTTTGCAGGTAACATCAATGATGAAATCAAAGGTCTTGTTGACACTTCTGGACCAACAGTATCGCAGAGATCTATGCAAGTGTATGTCGAAAGAGGAGAAATAAGACCAGATCTTGAAGACTATGCTACAGAATACAACGGTTTTAATATTGAGTTTAGAACAGAAAAAGACATAGAAGGATTTCCCTTTACGACCTATGAGATTAGTCCTCCCCCACAAAAACAAAAAGAGTTGCCGAAGCAAAAAGAAACCTCTGTTGGTGATGATCAGACAAAGCAACCAAAAAATAACATACCAACGACACAACAATTACCTTTGAGAAGAAGATCACAACTCAAATCACTCCAAGGTCAAGTTATTGAAATAACTGTTCCTGGTGATTCGAGAAGAAGAATAGGCGAAATCGTCCGAGTCGAAATACCTTCATACGAGTCAAGGGTCAAAGAAGATTATCTTGACACCAGCATATCTGGTAAGTACATGATATCACACATAAAGCATGTAATCAAAAAAGATGATTACAAATTAGTTTTAGAAATTTCAAGAAATGCGAGAAGTCAAAAACTTCCTGAAAATAATGAGATCGTAAAGGAGTAAGTTTAGATGAAAAAAAAGTCTATCGCATTAGGCAAAAGAAAAAGAATTAATGAGCGTAGGCCAAGATCTAAACTTAAAAGCATATACAGTAAAGCGAGAAAAAATATAAAATGAAAGTAGACACATCAACACAAAATTTTGTATGGTTCCAAGGAGTAGTAGAGGACGTTTCAGACCCACTTCGTCTTGGTCGATGTCGTGTTAGAATTATTGGATATCACGAATCAGATAAAGTTCTTTTGCCGACTGATCAGTTGCCTTGGTCGCACCCGATTCAGCCGATCACAAGTGCTGCTGTTAGTGGTATCGGAACAACACCCACAGGTTTAGTTCCTGGTTCACACGTTATAGGTTTCTTTCGTGACGCAGAAACACAACAATACCCTGTGATCTTTGGTAGCATTGGTGGTATACCAACAACAAAAGATCCAGAAAAAGGATTCAATGACCCAACAGGAACTTATCCACTCGACACACATCTTAATGAACCTGATACAAACAGAATCGCACGAAATGAAAATCTTGAAAACTCAATCGTGCAACAAAAGATTGATACTGTCGAAGAGGGTGTACCTACTGCTTTAGGTCAAGAGTGGAGTGAACCAGCAACACCATACTCTGCTGAGTATCCTAAGAATCATGTGAAACAAACTGAGTCTGGTCACGTTCAAGAGTTTGATGACACACCAGAAGCAGAAAGAATACACACATATCACAAGTCTGGCACATTCGATGAAATTCATCCTGATGGCACAAAAGTCGAAAGAATTGTTGGTAACAACTACTCAATTCAAAAGATGGACTCAAACGTTTTTGTTCGGGGTGAAGCAAACTTGACTACAGAAGGAAATACAAGGCTTTTGGTAAACAAAAGCCTTGCTGTTGAAGTAAATGATGGCAACATCGAAATAAAAGTCACAAAGGGTGACATAAATATTAGTGTTGAAAATGGAAACGTGAAGCAGAGAGTCAATGGTAATGTCAAGCAACACATTTCTGGAGATGTTGAAGAGATCGTTGGCGGTAATAAAGTTACAAGAACAAATGGCAACTATATTGTTAGTGCAAGTGGTTCGCTGATACTGAGGGGAAGTCCAATACTTCTAAACTGACATGCCGAGTGCAATACGAGATGGTGATAGAGCAGGTGGTTCGATTCGGGGTTCATCCTCGAATGTTTTTATTGGTGGACGAGCAGCAGCATTGAACGGTGACTTTGTTACACCCCACGGAAAAAAAAGACACAAGGCTGGACCAAAAATGAGAGCAAGTTCGAATGTTCTTGTAAACAACAAGCCTATTTGCAAAGCAGGCGACATAGCAACCTGTGGTCACAAAGCGAGGGCGTCACAATCTAACGTGAGAGTCAACGGATGAGTCAGCCGTTTCCCAGTACACTTGAAGTCTTCTCAGATGGTCTTACAAAGAGCCAAGTTGATATCATAGATCTTGTATCTGAAGGTAAAGGTATTCAAGATCCAACAGCAGTCAAGAGAGCGACTTGTATAAATTCTCTCAACTCACTCAAGTCGAGCATAACAAGTTTTTTGAGTGGCTTTACTCTGGGTGTGGGTGGTATTACTGGCACAAGTGTGATTCTCAACAATTTGACCTACAACAGAATTTCTGATTTGTCTACAAACATCTCAAGTCTGATTTCAGTAATCAACAATTCATATGTGCCACACAGTCAAAGACTTTCTGGTGTTACAGATGAACCTTCTGGTTCAACATTGCCAGATTTTTCGTCACTCATTGGTCTTGCTACAGCATACAATCTAACAAAAGCATCTATTAGTAAAGCAAAAAATGAACCAGTCGTAGACAACTTTAGTTTTGTTTTCAACAGCATTGTTGGTGATGCACAAGATCAATTTGATCTGATTACTAGAGAATCATCAGACGCATTTCAACAACTAGAAAGTAAAGGCTCTGCTTTTTATGCTTCGTATGACAATCTACTAGATTCTTCAAAAGTAAAGTTTGCCAGCATCACAGGACCTTCTACAAGTTTTGCTGCGTCTGACATGGCAAATTATAATACTGCGGTAACTTTTCTAAATAAGATATCAAAGGGTTCTGTAATCGCTGGACTCGCTGGACAAGAAAACAATCACACAAGATATCTTGTAGATAACTTTGTTGGTGGTCCTGAGTTGAAGCAATTTCTTCGAAAAGCAGATGAAGAAAGTAATCAAAGGGTATTGTTCTAATGAAAGTTCGTGTCACCTCAACATCGTCTAGTAACTCTGTTAAAGTTTCTGGGCAAGATACTGTAAATGTTGTGGGTTCAAGAGAGGGCCCTCAAGGTGCTCCTGGTGCAGTAGGCACAACAGGTTCAACAGGAGCAACTGGTACTACAGGCACCACTGGTACAACTGGGGCAACTGGCACTACAGGTACAACTGGGGCAACTGGCACTACAGGTGTTACTGGTACAACTGGCACTACAGGTACAACAGGTAACACAGGGCCACAAGGTGTCACAGGTACAACGGGTACGACTGGAACCACAGGTAACACAGGGCCACAAGGTGTCACAGGTACAACTGGTACCACAGGTACAACTGGAACTACAGGCACAACCGGCACTACAGGCAACACGGGGCCACAGGGTGTTACTGGTACAACTGGTACAACTGGCACAACGGGTACTACTGGCACCACGGGTACAACAGGTAATACTGGACCACAGGGTGTCACTGGCACAACAGGTACAACTGGAACCACAGGTAACACGGGGCCGCAGGGTGTCACAGGCACAACTGGCACAACTGGCACCACAGGCACAACAGGTAATACTGGACCACAAGGTGTTACTGGTACGACAGGTACAACTGGCACTACAGGCAATACAGGACCACAAGGTGTCACAGGCACAACCGGCACTACAGGCACAACAGGCACAACTGGTACAACTGGCACAACAGGCACAACTGGTACGACAGGTGCGACAGGAGCCACAGGTTTCTTAGGATTAAGTGCTGGTCTTAGAATAGATGGTGTTACACTTTCAATCGATGAGACAACACCTAACGTAGCATTCAATAGCATAGTCACAGGAGAAGGTGCTACATTTGGTGGTCGTGTAATTATCACAGGTAGTGGGTTTACACACGGCGACTCTTTTGCATTGCCAGGAACAGGAAACTTTGAGGTTCACGGAACAGCGGGTCCTCAGTTTATCGTTTCAAGTGATGATTTTACAACACTTCTTGCCAG